TCAAATCGGAGGATATCTCCCGCTGTAATCGTGGTCGTCCAATTATTTAGGACATCATCAAAGTATTTATCAGTATTGATTAATTGAACTCTTTGGCCAGCAGTTATACTATTAAAATTAGGATAATCTGCAAAAGATGTTTTACCAATATCAAAAACTATATCACCAGTTTGATCTGATAGAACCCTGATATTTTCTATAACTCCAGTAACATCTATAGTCAATTTACCTTTGTCTCCAACTTGCATTGGTAGACTTCCGCTATCTATGACATAGTTGACAGTTCTTGTTAAGTCTGCTGCGGCAGCAAGAGCAATCATGACTATATCGTCATTTGGTTGTGGTGGAGTTGTGAAAACAACCTTATCACCAGAAATATTATAATCATTCGATGGATCTAGGAAAAGACCATTTTTAGTAACAATAAGTTGTTGATTATTGTTAGGACTGTATGGAGCTCCTTGATCGTTTAGGTTAAATGTAGTCTCAGTACCATCTTGTGCTGGACTTTTACCAATAATGATATTACCATATTGGATCGACTTTGAGGGAATCTCATAGTCTACACCGACATTGTAACTGCCTGGGTCATTAAGGGTGACTAAGTAATCTGCCATTATCGAGTTACGCCTGGTATTACAAGAAGGTTTCCTTGTATTGGTCTAGTCTTATACGCATTAGGTGACGTTAAAACTAAATCATACACATATCTCCCTCCTTCTATAACAGCAGTCATGGTACTGGCCATAGCTACTTTTATCTGTCCATTTACTCTATTTGGGAAAGAAATCACAAATTCAGTGGACTTAGATGCCTCAGGATGCTTTCTTAGTTGTGCAGATCCAGTGTAACCTGTCAAATTCAAAGCAGACTGATTCTCGTTTCTAATCGTGAATGTTGCTTCAAAATCTACACCTTGATCTAATACTAAGTTGATATTCCTTGCAGTCATCTGTCAAAAGGGAGGTTTTAGTTATTTATCTAATTTACTTAAAATTAGTTTCATCATATCTTTGAGCTCATCAACATCATTCTTTAGTTTATCCATTTCACCTACCTCTTTCAACTTGTTTTCTTTCATTTGGAGGTAGTTATCATAAGCAGCATCATTACAATTCAATATTGCACCACTCTCTTCATCTCTGTAAAGAGAGGGACTGTCTTTCACTTTTACTTTTTTCATTAGATAGATGCGATAGCTCTTAGGTCACGAATCTTAGGAACGTAAGCAAAGTTAGTTCCTGACATTACAATCTTAATCTGGAATCCATTGAACTGTGGAAGATTCTTCACGTTAAACTCATATTCTTTATAATCATCTTCTGTCTGTGATGAAAGGATTCTTCTATCAGGTTTACCATTATTCTTGGCAGGGTCTATAACATTACCTTCAGAATCTAGGTTTTCAAAGCCTGGGAATAGTTCAAATAACTGATACTGTGGTGGTGCATCAATTCTGAATATTCTATACAGAACTCTAATATCATTAGTAGCGTGTCTATAGGCATCAAACATAACTTTTAATCCATCAGCAGCCTTCTCGATTTGAATAATCTTAGATAAGTAAACAGCTGCACTAGGATCTAGGTCAAGAGAGTTGACTCTACGATCTGTAGCATAATTATCAATCTTAGAGTTCAATCTATCCATGACAGTAATCATGTTGACTCTATCCAAGTCAATCATAGGACTAACTTTAGGATCATCTGTAGTTAGAGATGTTTGTAGTGTAAATGATTTTCTGCCTGGGAAGTCACTAAGTTTTGAAAGTTCGTTGACTTTAGAAGCAACAACTCTAGGAGTAGACAAGTAATTATTACTCTGTAAGGATACAGACTCATATCCCTGATCCACAAATGCTTGTAAACTTCCATCTGGACTGTTACCACTAAATGTTCTGACCTTAGCAGTGATATCAGTTCCTTCTGGTAAGAGAGTCGCAACATTAGGTCTGACAATGTTGAACGCAATGTTCTGAGTTGCCATAGGTCCGTAAGCGTTACCTACTTGTACATACTGTTGATCGTAACTACCACCAGACTTATTCTCGTTAAAGAACAGTTCTGGGAATCCATTTGCATTTCCAGTTGTTCTATCTACACCTCTAGAGGAAAGACCAACTTTAATCCAGTAATGGTCAACATCAATAGGATACTTAACATCATCTGTAGGAATGAAACTATGAGAAGCATTAATTCTTCTTAGAGAAACTCCATTTAATTCATACTTGTAAATCTTATCATTTACAGAATAATCACCAGCCTTAGTATCATCAATTGATCTTGTTATATTGTTTAAAGTAGATGTTGTAGTTGTAACACCAGTGTACTTGATGATCTCATTTCCGATCTTTACATAGCCTGGGTTAAGACTATTGACCTCTACGTTCTCGAATGAAGTAAAGATTCCAATCGCAGTTACAGTCATGTCGTCTGTACTTGCAGAATCAACACTAGATGTCAACTTCTCAGGTTTAACATCTGCTTCAATACCACTCAATACTACAGTATCTTCAGCAGAGTACATACCATGATTCTGGTGTCTTACTCTGAAATGCAATCCATCAGATACATTGTTGAGATATGTGATAGGAGCTCCGTTTACGACACTTGTACCGCCACCACCGACATATACGATAGAAGATGCAGAGTCAACTTTAGGAACACCTTGAATATTATTAAGAACTAAAGTATTGAAAGCACTAATAACACCAACGTTGTTTGGAATTGACAATCTTAAATCTTTTCCAAATCCACCAGTGTTTGTTGCAGACACAGTAAGCACATCACCAGTAGAGTAGCCCGTTCCACCTATTGCCACAGTTGCAGCAACAGCAACTCTATTTGATACAGTCAAATTGACTGTTGCACCATTTCCTTGTCCATACTCTGATATAAGAGGAACATCCGAGTAAACAACACTTGTTGCGGCAAATCCACTACCAGCATTAGTGATTGTTAGATCACTACCAATACCGATTGCACCAAGAGTTGTATTTAAGTTAGCTCTGAAGTTTGGATTATTTTGTTGATATATTGTAGTTCCTTCTGTCAGTCCAGCTTGTTCTGCTGCAGTCAAACTCTTACCTAAACCAACTACTGCATTGTAGGCAAGCATATCAATTGGGTTCTGTGTAAGAGAAACAATTTGTCTGTTTCCAATATCCAAATCTGGGTTGTAGAAATTAACTCTACCAGAAGTTGAAGTAAAGTTTGCTCTGTATAGATTGAACTTAAGGTCTTCTAACTGACTAGGATCCCATGTAGCACCGTTTTGTGATTTGAACAATGAACCAAGTAAAGGTTGTTGAGATACAATTATTTTCTCAGAATCAGCTTTATTAATTGTTGTTATATCTTCTTCACCCATCCTAGAGATATAAACAAAGTATTCATTAGATGCAGATAGAAGAACCAAACAATACTCTCCACCACCCTCACAATAAACAGGTGCAGGGAAAGTGAATGTCGTTGCCTTAGATCCATCATCAGATAGAACAACTTGTTCTGGGTCAAGAATACACTCACCAAATGGCAAGATTTCTTGAGTAGGCAAACCAGTTTGAAGTGTTCTTACTTGTAAGGTAACAGGTAATTCGTTTGTATCCTTAGCTTGGAAGTAAACATCACATTTAGTAAGGAATACACCATTGATATCTGGTATTTCAAATGATTGTGCAAGAGGGTCAACCCATCTAGTTTGAGTTGTGGATCTATTCTTGAACGTATTGTCAATAACAATTCTCTTACTTGTATCACTAAGAGTTCTATCCTGAGATTTTGGAATTCTTTGTACGTCCGCATTTCTCATTCTCAATGTAGATGCCTCTACAGTCTGTAATGTACCAGATGATGTGAAAGTTGCCTCACCAGAACTATCTGTGAATCCAGATATCGTAGCATTGGTAGGACTAGATGATAATGTAAATGTCTTAGTACCAGTGTTGAATGTAGGTGCAGAAGGAATTGTAGGATCAGGTAAGAATAATGATCCAATAAGTGTTCCTGACTTATCTGTGATTAATCTAATTGCGGATACAGTTGCAATGGCACCACTAGATTGTCCTATCAACTTCATACCATTAGAGATATATCCATAGAAACCAGAAGCAGCCTGAAGTTCTAAGGATGCAGTATCAACGTTCAGTATTGTTGTAGTTGATGAATATGTAGATGATATAGTAGATGAAGGGTCATATGGATTCTGTTTATAAACCTGACTAGGATTGTTGTAAGGACCATATTTGTGGTTCTGATTCGCCAATCTAAATCTGATAGCATCAGTATTACTGTTTGGACGACTTCCTTCAACAACTTCACCAGCACCAAATGTACCACTTACCATTGTAATTTCTACAAGTTTAGGTACAACATACTTCGACATATCAATACTATCGAAGAATGGATATAGTCTTGTATTTGGCTTAAGTCTTCTAGTAACAAACTCAATATTTCTTGATCGCATTGTAGCGATAACTTCTGTATTTACAACTTTGTCACCTAGACTTGTAGTATCAAATCTCTCACCAACACGGAACTGAATACCTTCTCTTGTTTGGTTTGTAGTAGTTGTAGTTGTCTTCTCTTTGAAAGTAGTGGTTGTGTCAAGGAAGTTAGTTGTTGTAGTGATTGGAATACCTCTACCACAAACATACTTACCTCTCTTGGTGGATTTGCCAGTTACTTTAGTTTTCTTTTCCTTGAATAGGGTAGGTCCTAGAGAGGAGCTCTTTCCTGTCCAAGTTGTTTCCCATGAACCCCAATCTACAGGTGAAAGACCAGTGTTACTATCAGCACCAGTGATTCCCATAGTAGAATTGAAACTACCTTCAATATCATATGTTGCAGTAGTTCTTCTAGTTTCAATCCATGTGTCAGTGCCTGGATTTAGTTCAACTTGACCAATCCAGTTTACAACAGCAAATGGGTTTACATTCTCAATACGAGTTGCAAAGTTGTTTTCTAAGTAAATCGTATCATCATAATTCAAACATACAACGTCACCAATTCTCCTGACGTTTGCATCACCAAGATCTTCAACAAATCTATAATCAGCAGTAGGATTTGAAGATGTAGCTGCGCCCACAATCGCTTCTGAACCTAGTAAAAGGTCAATAGATGTTGTGTAATGTTGTGGTCTTAATCTACCCTCTGTTGGGTCAATAGATGCCTTATACTGACGATTAGTTACATCACCACCAGCTACAGATTTGAAGTTATCAACAAAGAATCCAGACTTGAATCTGTCGAGATTAGTTTGTGGATCACGAAGAGACATGTTTGAAGTCTCCACCTCAAGAAGAGATAGTGATGTGTAGTATTCTATATTCTTAACTCTGCTCTCAATGGTAGCAATATCCTTCATTCGGAATCGCTTATGTTGATTGACTGTTATTACTGCTTCATTAGGATCGTACAAGTATGGTGGAAGCTCAATAGTTGCAACTTCTAAAGCATTATCAATAGTGTTTGGAAGTTTTGGTAATTCGGATGGAATACCCTGAGATAGAGTGAATATACCTTCTTTACTCAAGTATAGTTTGTCTATTCTTCCAAGATAATATTCGTATGATACGTTGAATGACTTATCTTTTGCAACAACATGAGATGAAGATGATGTGCCAGGAACAAATTGTCTTCCTTCAAATTCCCAAGGAGCTTTACCAGCAATAATAGATGTAACTCTAGGTCTTAAGTCAATAATATCAGACGTTGGAATAGATCCAACAAAAGGTATAACATCTTTATAGTATTTCCTTTCGTAAGAGTTTACAGTTACAAAGTCGCCTGGATCTGAACCATCGATCACAAAGTTATTATAAACGATTGTAAGTCTTCTTGTAGGTGATTCTGTGTTTTCTCTTCTGACAAGTGCAGAGAAGTCAACATAATCTAATCTTTGGCCTGGATCAAATGTGTAGTTATCTCTGATATCTCTATCGCCTGGAATGAATGATTGAACAATACCTCCAACTCTAGTTTCTTCAAATACAATCTCTTCACCAATCTCAAAAGAGTTTTCGTTTTGAGTTACAAAACTTACTTCGTTAGATCCGTTAGTTGAAACTAATACAGCAGATGCACCAGATGTCTTACCAACAATATTCTCACCTACTACAGTATTAAGAATATTGGAGTTTAGATTGGTAAGTTGTAGAATCGGGAACTGAGGATCGCTTGTGGATGAAGATTCTAATACAGCAAGAACTTCTCCAACATCACATACTCCGAGAGAGATTCTTTCATCTTGAACTCTGTTACCAAATGTGGTGTCATATGTGAGACCATCATTTAACTTCATTAATCCAGTACCTGACTGAGTTTTTGAAGATTTATTGAGTGTATAAGTTGTAGCTCTCTTGAATACTTTAGATTTTGGTTTTACATTTACTTTCTTCCAAGTTACTGTCAATACAGCAGCACCAGAAGCAGTATCTAATCCAGCTAGAGTTACAGTTCTACCAGTAGCTGTAAGTTTTTGACTGGTTAGATTTTCTGTTTTACCAGTTGTCTTGAATGTAAGGTTATAATCTTCTTCATCAAATGGTTCTAGTGTAAGGTCAGCATCAGTTTCTAATGTTCCACTGAAGGCATTACTTGCAACTGTAATATTATATGATTTCTTAAATAAAATGTCAGCACCATTTGTATCTACACTAGCTACATTTGGTTTTGTAAGTTCACTGAATAAAAATGCTTGAGAGTTATTTCTAACTTCCAATGTAACCTTGAATAGATCGTTTGCAGATAACTCGGCAACAGGTAATGCACCAGAACATACGTTCTCAACGTCTGTAGTAGCCTCAAGACTGATTGCAAGAGCATTTACATTTGTAACTCTGTTGTAAGTTGGAACTGAATTACCAGCAATACTGTACTGAATAATGTCACCTGTCTTGATACCAGAGTTGACAAAACTAGCACTAGGGGATGATATTGTAGATGCAGCACCAGAAGCAGCACTAACAGTAAACTGTGTTGCAACAGGAGCGATAAGATGACCCAAATCCAAAATAGGATCAGCAGTAAACGGATAGTTAGTCATGTCGTTACTGACTATCTGTTTGACATCATCTATACCATAATCTTCTACTTCTAGAACACTTCTATTTGAAGTAACACCATTAAAGAATAATTCTTCACCAACTTGGAAATTACCAGAAACTTGATATAGAGTTACCTGTGTAGAATTATTTGCAGAAGTGTAGGCATATCCAGCTGCACCACTATTCTGACCAGTAACATATGTTGGACAGTTTACATAAGTCCCAGCGTTTAATTGTAAATATGTGAATGTTTGAATATCATATAAAGAAGTTTCAAATACAGTTGAAGAATCTGCGTATCCAACATTCTTTAACTTCATATCATAAACTCTAGCAACACCAACTTGCTCTCCGTTTGATGTACCAACAGTAGAAGTTCTTTCGTTGAATAGTTTTACATAAGAACTTGTACTAATGCCTATTAGTGGAGAACCATATACGTTATTGACTTCAATCTGTCTACCAACACTAAAAGGCAAAGACTCATTGACAATCTTTGCAGTGGTTCTTGGTTTAGGAACATCAACAGTTGTTGTGTTAATTGATTCAATTTCAAATCCTTTAACATATGCCTTACCAGGCCCTATAGAAAGACACAATAAATCCTCACTAGGAACGTTACCCTGCTGAGTTAGTTGATTATCATAGTATGCACCATCATTTCCAATTCTATTATTGATACACTCTCTTGCTGAAATGGGGAATGGGTTTACATAGTAATGTCCCGATTCATCAAATGTTCTTCTTGCTAACTCATCACGGATAAGATTTAAACTACTCTCACCAGCTTTTACAAACCTCTGTAGAACACCATTTTCAACTCTCATCAATTCTACAAAGTTCTCATCATTTAGATCTGTTAGAGACTTTTTGATTAAGGTTGTAGATAGTTTAAATCTATCAGCACCAGGCGCTGCAAAGTTTGAGAATCCTCTTGCATTATCGTATAGATCGTTATCACTAGATGAAGCAGTTATAAGTTCCTCTTTTACAAGTAAACCAATTCTGTATGAAGGAGTATTACTATACTGATCTAGAATAACTGTAGAATCACCAACAGTAACAAAGAATCCTCTAATAAAGTAAATACCAGTAGCAATCTTTGCTGCGGCACCTGTTGCAGTGGCATTTGAAATAATTGTTGTTGCAAAACTAGCACCAGCTCTAATACTGGATAGAGAATAGTTCATATCCTCTTCTAGTAGTAAGTTCTCTCCGTCTGCAAAAGTCTTTCTTGAGAAATCAGTGTCACTAGAACTTACATACTTGATGTATAGAGTGTATGCTCCCTTGACTGATGTTCTATTATCAATATAAGTTTCTATCTTAGCAGTAACACCACTAGTCTCACCTTTAATTTTTTTATTTTTTAAGTTATCTAAGTAAAGAGATACAGGAATACCTAAGTGACTATCATCAATTTGAACGCAAGTATATTCATTGTCATAAGCAAGTTGGCCTGGAATTATAACAGAACCTTCTTTGAAGAAATGCTTACCAAACTTCTCAATCTGATTCTGTAGAATAGATTGAAGTGTAGTAAGTTCCCTAGACTGTACAGGTAAGCCTGGTTTGAATAGTACCCTTTGATAATTTTTTAAATCACTAAAATCATCAAAGTATGGAGATGAATTTAAGTTGGTATTCTGTGGCATTTGCTTTTAAAACTCCAGCACTATTTTGATGTCTTCTTTTTGACTTGCGGATCTAGGAATCGCAGTTCTGTTATCAATATAGATTATTTCACCTGACTTAGTATTAAATTCTGCTGATGATATACCAGCACTAAAACTCATACCAAGTTGATATGTCTTATTATTTATTGAGGTACTGACACCGTTATAAGAGGTGTCAACAGACAACATTGAACCAACTACAGAAGAACCAATAATTGTAACTCCGTAGCCTGGATCTGGATTAGATGTAAATGGAATTATCTTATAACCAGTAGCACTTGATGCTGCACCAGCTGGTTGATAATACTTCAATACTCCAGTAACTTTGTCCCATGATGCAACATATCCTATCGCAGTAGATCCCAGACCAACTGTTTGTGTTATCTGAGAGTCAACGGCATAAGTTGTAGCTGTCGTTACACCAGCAAGTTTGACTGCCTTTAGGCCACTCACCATCGCAGTGTCTAGTAATTCTGTACTACTACCAAATACAGTGGGATTTTTTATAAGTCCAACCCTAGCAAAGTCATTACCTTCAATAATATCTGGATTGGTTTCGATAGTTTCAAACCTAGAATATAGTAGAGCTCTATATGCACCTAGTTCCCTGTAGACATCATATCCATGACCACCTTTAGGTGGAATGATTACACTGAAACTTGCAGCAGATGTTGTTCCTATTCCAGTATTGGTAAGGTTAGCAAGAACACCGCCAGACTCAGAGCCAGGAGCGCCTGGGAAGAACTGTATTGATCCGTGGGTATATCCTTCTCCTCCGTCAGTAACAAATACTTCAGATACCTTTCCGAAAGAATCAACCGTAATTGTAGCCTTTCCTCCTGATCCATCTCCGAGAATTGGAACATTGGCAAAAGATGTAGAGATTGGTTGATAGTTAGAGCCTCTATTATCAACAACCACAACTTCGATTTTTCCATCTATAGCGTTAGCCTTTGTTGCAACAGTCTCGCCTTGTTTACCCCAGTTTTCGGGCACTGGTATGTATTCAATAGAGTCAAATTTAACGATCTCTGATGGTTTAATCGTATAAAGATATTTCCAAACATAACCATCGCCACTAGTGCCAGCTGCCCTTGGCTCAAGGTCAACAAATGTGGGTTGGTCATATGATGGCCTTCCCTTTGGGTTCTCAGGGTCTGATCCATTTTGCAGACAAATGTAAACTTTCAAGTCCTCATTGACTATGTAGTAATTTGCATCGTACAAACTACCTTGTGAGGTAATTGGTGTGAGATTGTAGATATTATAGTCATGTCTATACATCTCATATGTTGTACCAGCAACCCAGCTAACTTTCCTTACAAGTCTACGAACATCTTTATCAGTAACCTTCTTCATTGCAATGATAGACTCTTTGATAGAGTACTCCTCTTCAAATCCATCCAAAGGTGATGGTGTATTAGTAGCCCAATCGACAGTACCGCCCGCTTTCGGTTCAATGGAATTAGGCAATCCCATGAAAGCATAATACTTATTTACTGTAGATCCGACACCAACGAAACTTTGTACAAAAGTCTCAGCGTTCAGAATCCTAAACTGTTCGGATATAATAGCAGGCATTTTAAAAAAACTAGTCTTTAGGTTTATTTAGTGGTTAAGTTAATGGTTTCTTTCTGGAGACCACTGCAGCAGTGGATAATCCAACATTTCCATTCAGTGTGTTAACGATAAAGTTAGTAGGATTACCAGCACCACGATTCTGATATCCGAATAATTTACCCCAACTATATTTACCCCAGAACGTATCGGTAGTTGCGGTTGTACCAACACCAACTTGAATTGTGTTGTTACCATATGGGGTAGGTCCTGGCAAGAAAGCACATGTGACTGTTACTAATCCAGAGATAGCATCTCCAACAGTAACTTGTTCAACTCTGAATACTCCTCCCAGATAATCACCAGAAGTTACCATACCAACAACCTGATTAGAACCACTTGATGTAGTGATACCAGTTAAGGCATGGCCAACAACTAATGAACTATCGTAGATAGTGAAGTAATCTCCCTGAGATAATCCACTAAATTCAACTCCAAGATTGTTAAGTGAAGAATATCCATAACCAAGGTTAGTATTATCATTGAATTGAGATTTCAATGTAAATGCTAACTGAGGAAGTCTAGCACCAGAGCCTGGCAACCATGTATTTATTCCTACAATGTCGCCAAAGTCACCTATAGCATCAACTGAGAATAAATCTTCCCTCTTAGTTTTATCAGATTCAACAAGAACTGGAGGGTTACTTCCAACCTTGTAACCAAATCCACCATCAGTAATATTAATAGCTGTGATGACACCAGATGTTACTGATGCAGTTGCAGTTCCTCTGTTAATAACTGGGTCTGCATAGAAATTGGTTGTTCCAGATCCAACTGCAATGACTCTATTACTTGCAAAGTCGCCATAAGGTGTCTGTACCAAATCACGAATTTCATTAGTATGATCAACAGTTCTCTTATTCCAGTTTGCAAGATCAAAGGAGTAATAAAGATCACCAACTGTAGAAATACCAACGTAGAAATTATCAAAGAACTTAATCTTTGCAAAATCAAATGTTGCAGGGTGTTGTGTTCCAGCTGGCAACTGTTGACTCCAAGGTTGCCAGAAGTTCTTATCAGTTGAGATACCAATAGTACCACTATCACCCACAACAATAAATCTATTACCATCATAGATGATATCATTTAAGTCATTAACAGTATTACTTACCTTGTCTGACCAAGCAAATCCATCATTAGATGCAATGATAGCACCACCATTACCAACTGCAATATATTCTGATTGACCATAACAAACTGCATTTAAAGTTTCTAGTGTTCCTGAGAACTGACTAAATGCACCAGTAGATGTAAGACCAACAGTAGTGAATATAGATCCAGCAGCACCAACAGCAACCCATGTGTCTCTAGTTCTTTCCCAAACAACACCATTAAAATTGCCAGTATATGTACTATCGAATGTGCTTACTTGGTTGATTGCAGGGATTTGTCTTTGTTCAAATAGATCAATAGGAGTCCATGCACTGATACTGTTACCAATCGCAACTGCTCTAGCCATAGATGCAAAATCACCAACTGCCATGACATGAACATCAGAAGTTCCGCTGTCACCAACACCAACACCGTTGAATGTAATAGTATCACCAAATCCAATCCTACCTCTCTCCCAGAATGTTCCACTCTTGGTATTCATGTAGAAACTACTTGCACCAACAGCTACATATGGTTCTTGTTTAGATATAGCTCTGAACTCTTGTGATGATGTAATACCAGTTATCGCATCAAACTGCCAAGCAGATATTGGATCTTTACGTTCAATCAATGCACTAGAAATTGCAACAGTTGGATTTGTAAGATTTGTATATCCTGTTCCACCATCTGTGATTGTTAATGATGAGATACTAGATGATGTAGAAACTAAAGAGGTAACAACACCAGGCGATATCTCAACGTCTTCAAAGATTTGAACACTTCTTTCTGCCTGTATTAACTTATCAATAGCATTGAATACAGGGAAGGCATTATTGACATAGATTGAATCATCTAACTGACCAACGTTCTTAATAATTCTAGTAGTAGGAAGAACCTTACTCTTCAAACCAGGCCTTGATTTAGGAATCAGGACACCAGATAGAATCTGATCTTGTCTCTGTTTCTCCCAAGATAATGGTCTTTCTGCAGCTGTGTTAGTGTCAATACCAATACTATTGTAAGAGAATGTCTCCATAACATCAGAAGCAACAATCCTCTTAGTTGTTCTTTCAAATTGTGAAATATCATCTTTAACATTCCTGTTCTCTCCAATCTGTACAATGTCACCTTGTTTGACTGATGTTACTGGTTCAACAGTCTCAACGTCTCTCTTAGATCCTCTAAAGTAGAATACAGAACACTTAGAGTTTGGTTTTGGTGCCTCAGAGAATATAACTCTACTACCTTTGAATGTATAGGATGACTGTGGAGTTTGTATGATATCATTGATATAGATGAAGATATTATTTGTAATATCCATATCACTACCAGGCATAGTCTTAAGACTTAAGATCTCAGTAACACCACTGGTTGTAACTGATAAAGTAAACTTCTTACGAGTGCCGTTAAAGAATGGAGAAATATCATCAAACAGGATAAATTGGCCTGGATAGAATCCAGAGAATGTATCATTCTCAAGTTCTTCAACTGTCAATCTAAATTCAGTTAGAACACCAACTCTAGGGTTGGTCATAATACCAGCAACAGTTAGAACGTCATTTACTTTGTATGCAGTTCCCTCTTCAATAACATCAAACTCACCAATCTGCCCGTCAACATTAACACGGAAATTAACAACTGCATTTGTACCAATTCCAGTAGTTCCTGAGATATACTCAAGCTCTCTATTGAAGTATCCGTCTGGTTGTTCAACGTCAACAAATACTGGTTTATCAATTCTACCACCTCTCTTGAAGAGAGCAAGTTCAGTTGTTACACCAGCATTGACTCTAAACCTAGCAGCATCTAATTTTTCAATAACATCAAATCCAGAGAATCCTTTTTCTATAGATGATGCAATCCTCTTACCTTGTTGTGAAATTCCAGCTCTCGCATAGTTGTGATCTACTGTTGAAATACCAACATTTACAACGTAAGTTTTATCATCAATTATCTTATCAATAAATGTACCACCAGAAGCAAAGTCTTCACCACTTGGAGAGTTATTTCTCAATCTAGGAGCAAGTATAACACCTTGAATCTTACCACCTGAGTTGTAGAAACTAGGTGTAGTAGATGGGCCTACCTGAGTTTCAATCTGAGTATTACTGATAACTCTAGTAATTATAGATCCATTGTAATAAGGATCTCCGCCTTTTGGATAGAATTGTTTTGTAGCATAGTTGTCCTGAGAACAAGAGAACAATATAGACTCAGTTTTCAACTTGACATTTCTACCAACACCAGCAGCAGTTGTAATACCATGAACCGTAGGTAGATATGCAGTCATAATACCAATGGACTCATTATAGTCTGCATGATTGATATTGTATTCTACTCTTGTAGAAACACCAACGTTTACAGTCACAGTGTTGGATGTTACTGCTGTTGGATATAGAGATGTATCATGTGCTGGGTCTGTAGTTCTTGGATATGCGTGTTCGCTGGCATTTTGATCCATATCACATGTGTAAACAAACGCATTTGTTACCAAACCTACGGCAGTTGAAGTTGTTTGTCCATGAGACGTATCAGTCGTCATAGTTACTAAACCACTGTTAGGATCGTATGTAGCATTAGTTACGTTAAACTTAACTCTAGATGTGATACCAACGTTGATTGTAAATGTGTCTGTGGTTGTAGAAACAATACCCACTTCCACATCATGAATAGGATCAGTAGTTCTAGGATATGTGTGATCAGTCGCATAGTTGTCCTGAGAACATCTCCATGTGTATGAATTAGTTGCAAGACCAACAGTGTCTCTTGCAATCAACATTGCATCTAGTTCTGCATTTTCAAATGTATGCAAGTAGTCTCCGCCACTTATAACTGAGTTAGCAGAAGCAGAAATAAAGATATGTTCTGATTGGTTAGATGACTTACCTACGTCCAGAGTAATTGTAGTATCTGTTGTAGCAGTAATCTTAACAGAAGTATTGTAAGCAGGGTCTGGGCCAGATATGCCAGATTTCCTTGGGTAATAGTGGAATGTCGCATGATTATCTAAAGCACAAGTAAATTTGAATGCCCTTGTTTTGAGTTTAACACCAGTTCCTTTTTGTAGTGTGTGTGATCCAATATCCACAGTCATTAGTCCAGTGAAAGGATCATATGATCCGCTTGTAGGACTGTGGTAAACAAGAGGTGATGTTCCTACGTTGACACTAAACTGATTAGTAGATATGCCAGTTACAGATAACCACTTTTGGTCTGATGGGTCTTTTCTTCTTGGATAACTCTTGATAGTCTTCCTTTGATCCATCATACATCTGAATCTAATAGAGTCTCTCTTGAAGGATACTCTATTACCAGTTATCATTCCATGAGCTTGGTTTGTGGTAACAGTCATGATACCACTGGCAGCATCGTAAGTTGCAAACTGGATTGTCTTATCATCATATGCACCATTGAAACCGTGAACATTAGAGAACACAGTCATGATTCCTGAGCTTGCAGTATAGGCTGCAGTGGTGATAGCAGAATTGACTATTGTAGATACACCAACATTAATAGTCAGTGTGGTGGCAGAAGTTGATCCAATACCAACAGATACATTACCACCGATAGGATCATAAGAACGAGGGTAAGCATGTTCTGTTGCATGATCATCTCTAGCACATGTAAATCTAATTGAACCTGTATTGATACCAACAGTGAATCTAGCCTTCTTGAGACCACCAGTAGTTGCACTTTGGAACCAGTGTGCATTTACAATAGTAGACACACCAACAAATACAGAGAAGGTATTTACACCAACATGGTAAATTGGCAACCACTTATTTAAGTAAGGGTCAGAATCACGAGGGTATGCCTTATCAGCAGTGTATCCATCTTTATCACATTTGAATGTAATTGATTCTTTATCGAACATTACATACTCACCAGCAACAAATCCATGATTTGCAATGGTTGGTTCTAGTACACCAGTACTAGCATTATACGTTGCCGTCGAAATTGTGTGAGATGAATTATCATAGTAAGAGTGTCCAGCACCCACATTCATTATGAGTTCACCTGTTGCTGGATTATAAGTTGATGTGGTAATACCACGTTCTCTGATTGTAGATACACCAACTCTTATTTCAAAGGTGTCTGTGGTTGCAGAGACAATACCTACATTGAGGTTGTATATTGGATCTGTAGGACGAGGATATGCGTGAACAGTTGCATAGTTATCCTTAGCACACTTGAATGATAATCCGCCTGGTTCTACTTTAACTTTTTGAGTTGGTCTTTGGATTGCTCCAGTAGTTGAATTCTGATACCAGTATGGGGTATAGTCTCCACCACCAGTAATCACTGCGTCTGTACCAACACCGACTAATGTATACTCATAATCACCACCAGAAATAACACCACCAACAGCAACACCCTGATTAGGAACAAATTGATAGATGTTTGCAGAAGTTGTAGGTCCTACATTCACTGTAAAGAGTGTTCCAGCAGCACCAACTAAAGGTAGAGTTCTTTCATAATATGGGTCACTTGGTCTTGGATAAAAATGATTTGTTTGATACCCATCTTGTTCACATTTGAATACAAGAGATCCAGGCTTAAACTTGATAGCTTGACCAACAGCAAAACCATGCAGTCTATCAAGAGATACAGTCATAATACCTGTTGCAGGGGTATAATCTGCAAATCTAATATTGTATGGAACTATGGTAGTAATACCAACTTGAGTTGTAATCGTAGTTCCAGATACACCTATGATAGGAACAGCAGTGTTGTAAGTTGGATCTGTAGTTCTTGGGTAATACTTAGTAACAGTGTTTTGATCGGCACTACATGTAAATCCTAATGAACTACCTTTGAATTTAAAAGTTTGTCCCGCTGTTAGATCATGAGTTCCAATACTCAATGTCATTATACCTACAGAGGGTGTGTAGTCCGCTCCAGACACGGTATAATCCACTCTAGTTGTAATACCAGCAAACACTTCAAACGTGTCTCCTGTGACGTTACTGATAGGAACCCAAGTATTGCTTAGAGTATCTGTAGTTCTTGGATAATATTTTGTTGTTGTAAATCCATCAAGTGAACACTTCCAACCAATAGAATTATCTGCAATTAAAACTTGATCGCCATTTGAGAATCCATGACTAGGAACTGTAATCGTTAGAATACCAACAATCGGATTGTAATTAGCAGTTGTAAGTGAATGTTGAGTAGGTCCAGATAATCCATGACCAGCAGCAGTTATAATTAACGAACCAGTGCTAGGTGTATAGTCTGCATTTGTTGGAGTAAGTGTTCCAGCACCAATTACATCAATCGCACCAGTGACTGCACTGTAGAATGTATGTGCATAATCTCCACCAGTTTTGATTGTTGCATCATCAGAACTAACATAAGTGTGTGGATAATCTCCTCCTGAGAATGTAGATGTTGCAGTTGCACTATGGAACTCATGTAAGAAAGGTCCTCCAGTGAGTAATGCACCTTCTTCTGCACGAACAAAACTATGTGCATAGTCACCACCATATACCAATGCACCAGCGATAGCTTCTTCAAATCTATGAACATATTGATTCTTAACACGAGATATACCGACATCTATTGAAAGTCCAGTGCCAGCATAACCTGTAATTGGTATAGAAGTATCGTATGCAGTTGATCTACTTCTTGGATAATAATGTTGATATGCACCGTTATCCAAAGCACAAGTAAATGCAAGACCAGATAGTATGACATCTTTACCTACCTTGTACCCATGAGGTGCGGCAGTCGTTACAGTTAGAACTCCAGTTACATTATCATATAATGCACTAGAAACACCTAATGCAGGGTCATAATCGCAAGTGAAAGCAATACCAGAAAGTATTACACAATCATCTTCTGTAAGGTTATGATTTTTTCTTGTGGTGACAGTTGCAATACCTGATGTTTGATCATACTCCACATGTCCAACTTGAACGGCAGGAGCACTTGTAAATGTAATTGCAACACCAGTAACATTTACAAAATCATCAGTCTCTAAACCATGACCACTGAAAGTTGTGAATGAACCAATGCCAGCAGACGCAGTGTGTATGCCTGTTGTTGTGACTGCAGCACCGATATTAACAGTAAAGTTCTTTGCACTCAAAATACCAGTGACACCAAAGTATTTTTGTGCATCAGATGGGAATGTAATATTACCAACACCTGTATCAAATTGAATACCAGCTAACTTAACTACATTTGCAGTTGTCAAACCGTGAGCAGATGCCGCATGAATAGTTGCAACACCAGAGAATGACTCAAAATCTACTTGTGATATGTTTATACTTGATGCGGTTTCATAACCATACGCAGTAACAGTTGTAATACCATTACTAGGGGTCTGATCAAGATATGCAACAGTCTTAGGTGTAAAGAATCCAGTTCCACCTTCTACAATACTAAAGTCTGTTATGATACCAGCTTCCGCCCTGTTAATGACACCACCACTTACATAATTATGTTCAAATGTAGAGATACCAATAAATGATCTGAATGTATTTGTAGTATGTCCACTAAGAACATCAAAACCAGTTACATTTCTACCTTCTAAAATGTTGGTGTCAACTCCTGCCTGTACTAGACCACCGCCAACATATGCTAGTGCTTGTGTGCTTATACCGCAATCTACCAATACATTCAAATTATCAATAATTTCTACAACAGGATATGCGTCTTCTCTAAACAAGAATGTAGTGATACCATTTGTAACTTGTACTTGTTTTATTACTAAACTTCTACTTTGGTTAGTGGCAGTTCCAAGATAGTGACCACCAGTTACACCAATCGTTGTAATACCAGTGATATAGTCGTATCCGAAGGTGTTGATATTTCTGTTTGCCGATATAGGAGTAAATGTAAACCCTGCACCAGTAACTCTGACTAAATCATTCTCTACAAATCCATGAGATACCGCACCAGTATTGAATGTGCAAATACCTGTAATATGATTATAGTCTGCTGTAGATATTGCAACTGCACTACCAGCTGATGTTCCTAGAACAGCAGTAATACTTGCACCATAACCTTGAGATGACCTTACATTTATTTCTGGTATTGATCTATATCCTTGTCCCTTTCCTTCTATTTGAATAAACTCAAGACTACCAGTTGATCCTACACCGACTCTTGCAGCAGCTTTCAGGGGTAGATAATATCCTGAACCAGTTGTCAATCCAACTTTATTAATTCTACCAGCTCTAGGAACTCCACTTAAGAAGTTAATTTTATTATCACCATCACCGACAATTTCAAAATCTAAGCCAGGTGTTTGAACTACATTGTTGATTAAAATAAATGGGTTATTGTTAATATCAACACCTGTGTTGACATTGTTGTAGAGAGCAGTAACTACACCTAAGTTTTCAGATAAGTCAAATTGAGTACCAGCAATACCTGTAAAATCTAAGGATATATCATCAAGAATTACGTTGGTATCTTGTGCATCAAATGGATCTAATTTTCTAGAGAATAATCTACCAGCAAAAGAAGAACTTGTTTGCAGTCCAACAGGACCTGCATTACCATATGGTGCATCAGTAAAGAATATGTTATCTTCAATAATGTTATAATCACCAGTAAAAACAGAATATGCAGTTCCTACAGCATGATCTGTTGAAATAGTACCAAACGCACCTCTTTCTACGACCACCTCTGATCCAGTAGATGTACTGAATACGGGATAATATCCTACACCAGAATTGAAGATTAATACCTCGGATATTGTTCCAACACCACTAATGACAGGGTAAAATACACCTTCTACAGCTGGAGTAGTTGTTCCTTCAACAGTAATCTTTGGAGGGTCGGTTTTGGCATACCCTGCACCACCGTTTAAAACTTCAATTTGGTATACACCATATACTGAGTTAAAAAACGGTCTAAGTAGAGCTCCTGATCCTGGCGTAACTCTTGTTGACATTTATTCCTCTATATGATGTTGATTGAACTACTGCAATAAACTCTGGTAACTCCAGTGCTATCACGAATAATACTAAAAGTTAAAATATCATCATTTGCCGTGGATGGTGGAGGATTACCACCAACCCATTTAATACCTGATGCAACAGGAGTGCCGTTTACCTTAACTGCATCACCATAGGTGTACCCAATTCCAGAATTATTGATTATTGTAACTGTAGTTGCCTTACTATTTTGACCACTAACACTAGTAAAGTCCCAAGTGGTAACTGATGTAGATAATCCACCTAATACAACAGATCCCTGTGAAACATCAACACTAAATGTACCGCCTGCACTCACAGTGAAAGTATCACTAAAGTTTCCTACAACTTTTTCTGTAATATCAGAATTAAAGTTGACCTGATCCATCAATGTACTTGCACCACTTACTTGGATATCTCCTCGCACATCCAATCTACATCTAGGAGCGGTAGAACCAATACCAGTGTAGGCTTCGTTAGTAACTACAAAAGACTTGTTATCTGATATTGCTGCATCGGATACTCGCAATCCATGTCCATTACCTTTTGCAACTGCCCATATAGTTGGTTTTTCATTTGAGAATGATGCAACTTCCATCTGTGATGTTGGAAGTGATGTTCCAATACCCACCATACCATCAGCTTTGATACGGAACATTGTTGCAGCAAATCCAACTTCAACAGGTCCATCTGTAATTGCACCTGGCTGTTGAATTGTTATTTTACCAATATCAGCATAACTTGATGTTACAACACCAGATGTATTGATATCAATATTGTCTGTGACACTCGCTGCCATACCAGCAAGAACAGATGTTGATGCAATACCACAGTTGGTGGAATACCCTGCTGTGCTTGCAAAAGAAACAAAACTTACAAGATTAGTACCGTCTCCGAACTTATCGTATATCTCGTTAAAATTATTATTGATCTTAATAGTCCCTGCCAATAGGGTATCGCCCGTCCCATCATTGGGAGCCGAACCAGTACTAATCCCTTGTTTAGCCATTACTTAAAAACGTTTTTTCTTTATTTATAGTTAATATGGAGGGTTATCATCAAGAGTCACCGAAGTGTCTGATCTTGTGATAACTGTTGAGTTGGATCTGTTAGTATCATAATAGAAAGAAGTAGCCACTGTACTGTTTGCAAGAGCTGTTCTTGCCTCTACAAATGTAGCATCACCAATCTGTGTTATCTTTACCAATTCATCATCTAACTTTAGTATATCACCCTTTGTAAGAGAACCAATACCAACACCAACTTTTATACCCTGATCAGATGATGAAACAGTATCTGTAACCTCTACCGATAACTTCTTATTTTTAATAGGAGTTTGAATGATATTATCAACCAGAATCAAAGCTTGTTTGTTTGGTTCTGCAATCGTTAGTTTCTGGAAACCAGTTCCTAAACCAGTAAATGTGAAAGGAAGTGCAGTTGAGAGACCAGAAATTCTAAATTTAACGTCATCTATCTTTTGAATAAACAACTCATCAGGCATGACATTTGTTCCTAACTCTACAGGAGATAGTGAAATATCATTAGTAGGTGATGTACCTCCTATGTATGTTCCAGCAATGGAAATTATATTAGTAGAAGCATATCCAGTTCCACCAGATACCACATCTATGTTGGTAACATCTAAGTTGCCGTCTCTAGTAATATTAAAGACTGCACCAGATCCACCACCAGCTGGCACAGTTGATGGGACGTTACTGTATGTTGTTGTAATACCAGTTCTAGTTCCTGTTGTTTTAGTAACAGGGAAAGTGAGGTTATTAGCTGGAGTTGCACCACCCAAATATGTTCCAGCAATACTTACATTGTCGGTAACAAAATATCCAGTTCCACCGTTTGTTAGAACAACAGCAGTTGATATACACTGACCAGTGGTTTGATCAAAATCAAATCTAACTTGGAATGTAGCACCAGTACCTCTAGTGGAGATGCCAGGCACACCACCTTCTGCCATTCCAAATCCATATAACCTAAACAGTGGGCCAGGAGGATTCTCTGTAACTGCAATTCCAGTAACAGGACCTGGAATTTGTACATTATATCCATTCTCAAACATTGCACTACCACCAATACCAGCAGTCTTTACACCCATGATGATATCTTTTGTTCCTGTAGTGTGAGATGTGATTGCAATACCAATCTTAGTACCACCTTGAACATCCAATTTAACTGCTTGACCAGTCTGGAAGTTATGATTCTGAATACTAAGAAGATTATTTGCAAGATCAACGTTGACAGGACCGCCAGGACCAGCATTAAATACCTTTTTAAATACAGGAACTCCACCCACAGAAAGTGAGAATTGTTTACTACCAACTAATGTTCCTGTTCTATCATGAGCACCATTGAAACCAGAAGATATATCATCAAGATTCAAGACTTTATTAGTCTTGTTCATAATGAAACTCTTGATTGGTCTACCTTCGGGGAAGAAGATTCTTTGAACAGATCCATTTGGTAATTGATCATCCTCAGTAACCATAGCAAAGTTATCTCTCTTACCCATATAGATTTCATTATCAATGTTGAGGATAAGATCAACTTTAGTGTCTACTGCCTGAACTTTCATGTTAGTAGACTTGGCGATTCCTACAGTAGCCGCATTAGAGATAGGATCACTCTCTACAATAAGATCTGAGAACTCTAAGAAACCTGATGGGTGAACAATAGATCTTACTGCTTCTTTCCATGTAGTGTATGGTAACTTACTCTTGATTGAATATGAGAACTTCTGGAAGTAGAAGTTATCTGATAACCTCTGACTGAAATCATTGAGGATACCAACGTTCATGTCATTCTTAGAAACTTTATCTCTAGTAACATCAAGAGTCGTCCTAACACTAAATCTATTAACATCTCTTACATTACCTGATAGTTTAGAGACTTCACCGAATAGTGTATCGCCTGGTAAAAGAGTTCCAATAGTATCTCTCAATCTTAACTGACTGATCATACCGTTCCAACCACCTTCAGCAACAAAACCCTCAAACGCTCTTGATGTTACTTTCTCTCCAGAAACATACTTGGCATCATCAATAATTGTCATATTGAACTTCGCCATATCGTTGAAGTTTACAATAGACCCTAGAGTAAAGTCATCATCATAAGCTCCCAATGTTACAGTAGAAATGCCAGGAGCATCTGACATATCAAATGTAACAGTTGAATTTACGGTATTAACACCAGTTACAGTATAGAAAGAAAAGTCATAATCAGCGGAGTTGAAATTACCCTGCCCTGCGGTTAGTGATGCTGGTTTAAGTCTACAGTTTTCAAGGAATACCTTATCACCAATAGCGAATGGTAACTTAATATCTGTAGATGCGTATCCTGTTGTGACGGGAATATTGAACTGTTGGTCTAAAAGAAGTTCAGCAGTTACAGTAGTACCACTGTGACTTATAGCATCAATATCATAACCATTAGAATTATTAGTTGTAATGATGCTAAGTGGTTCACTAAACTCAAAAGCATTCTCTATAATCTCAACTTTATCAACAGATCCACCTGATACACTGGCAGCAATTTTTACTTTATCATTTCCACGAACTGCAAGTGTAGGAGGTTGATTATATCTTATACCACCATCTACTACTTGAATCTCATCCATTCTTGCAATACCACTGATATCAACAATAGCAGGGACAGCTAAGAATGGTAGTAGTGTAGGATCAGTAGGATAATCAAATCCGTCCTTGATTCTTTCAAGAGTGTCAATCTGACCTATCTCTGGTGAAGATACTTTTACAATACCATCTTTACCTTGTGTACTAGCAAAACCTATAACTCTAGGAAGGATTGTATATCCCTTGCCTGGGAAGTTAATCTTAGTATCGTTAATAGGTCCTCTAGCGTTCTTAGAAGAGGTGCTATATGTGATTGTGCTTACACCAACTCTAGATATTAGTCTTTGTGGTTCAAGTGGTTTTTCTTTTAGGTTAAATGTAAATGTGGTATCATCTTTTTTGATAATACTATGATCAGTCGCAAGAACAACAGGTTTGAATGTAATATTGTTTCTGCCATTAACTTCAGTGTCCGATGAACCAAATGTCTTTCTAGTATCAGAAGGAACAACAGGAGTTAGGTTGTAATATGACTTTTTAGGCCACGCTATGTTAGTTTGGATCTTAACTGTAGCATTTGGGGTTCCAGTTATGCCATCTCTTACAATACTGAATCCAGTGGCATTAGTTCCATTTACATCAAGTCTTTCTTTGAAATTAATGTCCTCAAAGAAATCAAGTTTCATGTCTAAGAGACTTTGATCAGATACATCAAATGTAATTGAGTTTCCGCTAGTAAACTCTAAAGATGGATTTATTTTAGCAAGATAACTTTCATTATTTGCAGATGCTTCCGTTACTGATGTTATTGCAACAGGATTAGAGTCAAATACATCAGACTTGTACTTACAAAGTTTGATTGCATCAGTATCCTCTCTAAGAATGAAATAAGTTTCATTATGGACTAAACCAGTGATACTATTTCCACCATCGTAGAATACTACTTTATCACCATTCTCTAATGAGTCATCATTGATATTAATCTTAGTTAGATCAGCGGAGAAGAAAGATATACCAAAACCAATTTTTTCAGTTGTTATTTTGGCAATAACAGGGTCATATCTAACTGCAACAGTTTCTGTAGACTGAGGAAGAGCCTCTAGAGTAATTACGTCTCCAGTAAGTAATCCATGAGAAGAAGTTACGCCAACTTCACCAAAGAACCTATCTACCTTACTTGTTACTTTAGGATAGTTAGTGGTGAACGAATGTGCAAATCCAGCATTAGAAGCAACAGGGTAGAACCATATTGCATCGCCTGTAGTAGGGATACCAGTTGTAGATAGTCCAATCAAGTCTGGAGAAAAATTAATTGCATATACATCAGAACCATCCGTCAATGTTTCAGTTCCTACACCAGAAGTTGCACCAGCAGATACTTTTGCCCACACAAGTGAGGTTCCACCAATACCCATACTGTATGTCAGTTTCTGACCAGTAAAGAACTTATGATCTTTGATGTAGATGCTTTGTTGAGGAACAAATCTGTTTTCTACACTTTGTTGAACAGCTGTGCTTAGACCAGTAAGAGTAATTGTGTAATGTGTACCTGTAGAACCCAAACCCACAGTTTGTAGTGGATTAAAATAGGTAATAGTATTCTCAAAGGTGAATCTAGTTACAGTTGATTGTCCAACAGGGAAAGAGAACTTAGTTGGTTTTAAAACAATGTTGTCAGTTCCTACTGCATGTGTCATAGCAGCACCAACATAGTTTTCTCTGTTTATGTAAAATCTAGAGAACTGTTCATCGATACCAGTGATTGTAAATGTCTCAGTTCCTATTCCAATGGTATCATTGACCTCAAAACCAGCTACGTCTGTTACATAGATGTTTGTACTAACACCTGATACAGTAACATTTCCTAATTCTCTTGCAAGACCAGTTTTTCTGGAAATAACATTGACTTTTCGAGGACCATTGAATTCTGTGAAGTCAGCAGTGCTGATACCACTTAAAATAACAGTTTCACCATCTGTGATCTCATGTGGTACACTTGTAATACCAGTAATTGTATTTCTTGTCTTTACAAGCTCAGTTTCACGGAAAGTAGAGACTCCAATCTGCACGGTGTCTACTTCTTTACCTAAAACAGACCCAACAACGATATTTGCACCAGTTCCGTTAGTACCAAAGTTATCAAGCTCTAATAAGTCATCAACTTTGTATCCATCACCTCTAGAGAAGATTGTTACGGATGAAATACCAGAACTCTTAGTTTTAGTAACTGAAAACTCTTGTTTTAGAGCATCTTTAACATCATCAATCAAATCATAGTCTGAATTGCCATATGAGAGATAATATGGAGCTACGTTTCTTGTAAGTTCTCTTTCGGTGATGTCAATGTCTTGATTAAAGAAAGTTACGAAGTTTTCTTCAATAGGAGTGTCTTTAAATGACCCACCAACCAAATATGGGAATTTTGGTTTAGCAATACCACTAGAGTCAACGTCTACGCTGTAGAAGTAAGCATATACACCATCTGGATACTGTGGAGTCACACAATAACGCCCACCGTGTACGTCTAGGTCTCCTGAGTTGTCAAAGATGTAATCATTGGTGAAATATCCAAAAGCGAAGCCAGGAGGTCTTAAACCCGATCTAAGAGTGGTATCAAGAATGTATCCTGACTGTAATCTTTGTATTGCTCCTCCTGTTGGAGTCTGATAACCATAAGGACCGTAAATTGGATTACCATCATAAGCAAATCCAAGTATAGGTGAGTGGAAAGCATTAGGTGTTTCTAAATTACCAGAATCAATGTTGTCTCCAAGTTGATATCTAAGTTTTTGTGGGGGATAGATACCTATTGTCTGTAATTGGAAGGCAGGGTTAGTACTTGGCTTTGTAAGTAGTGAATCTGCATCATTGATGATAGCATCGTTCTTCTGAACTTGGTTTATCTTCCATTCACGAACATCTGCAATGAATTTAGCAGATTTACCTCTGTTTTGTAAATCTAGAGTAGTATCAGCTGATCTATACCCAATACCACCATCAAGAATCCTTACACCAGTGATTTTATTGTCTGTAATGATTGGTCTGATGTCTGCAAAGTCTCCTGTGGGACTAAAGATGTTAATATCCGAGTCTTCACGGTATCCTTTACCAGAAGCAAGAATTTGAACGTCTACAATAGATCCGCCAATGATAATTGGCTTCAATAGAGCATTGAATACAACAGTTGAGATACCAACATCAGGTCTTCTATGGAAATCCATGATATTAGTGCAACCATAACCAATACCACCTTCTTCCAAGTAAACACTCTCGATAGATCCAAGAACTAAAGGTTCAAACTCTGGTTGAATTGTAGTTGTGCTACCAATAGCAGATAAACTCTCTACATTTACAACAATAGGAGGATATTTGATTGTATGTTTGCCTAATCCAATACTACGGATTACAGTTGTCTTATTTTTGTTATAATTGGTAAGATTTCTTTGTGTAGCAACTCCAACATCACATAATCTGAATCTATTAGAGTCAATTACTTTAACTGCATATTGAGTGGTTGTAGAAAGTCCACTTATAGCAGTTCCATCTGTTGAATACTCAACAATTTCGCCATTATTGAAATTATGATTAAATGCAAGGATATAATCGTCTGATGTACTGATACCAGACTGCACATCACCGTTAGTTGGCCTACCTTGTACAATAACTTTCTTGTTTGAGTATCCAGAACCTTGTTCTTTAACATAAATCTTAGTTATTGTGTTTTTAGCAGTTACCGTTGTAAAACGATGGAAACCAAAACTGATATTTCCAATATTTACAGTATTAATACCTGACTTAGCATCTTCTGGTGTTTTGTGTAACTTAATTTTCTTTTCATCAATAACACCAGCATAATATGTTGATCCATCAACGATATTAACAATAGGAGTATTACCTCTAGAGTCATATATGATAGCTTCACCTAATTCAAAGTTATGTCTGTCGGGGAAAGTGATACTTTCATCAAATGTATCAACAGATGTACCATCAGCCTTGAAGTTAGCTACAATACGACCTCTAACTAAGTTAGACTCAAGGACGGCACCAGTTCCGTTACCACCACTAACAGTAATCTTGGGTTTTTCCTGATATCCGATGCCAGGAGCAACCAATTTAACTTCTCGGAAGGATCCAGTAACATTAGCATGAGCAACACAACCAGTTCCTTGTTGATCGTTGATGACGAGTGGAGGTCCTGAGATAACATCATAGTCTGTGCCTGAATTTGTAACTTTAATATCAGTAATGTCACCGTGGAAGATTTCTTCATCAAAAACAGTCGGTGGAAATAGTTCAACACCGTTTGCCAATAAACCTACTGGTTTGTTATTGATCAATCTCTGGTTTGGATCGTCAAAGAGATTTTTTTGTTTATATAAAGGATACTTTCTAAGTATCTTCTGGTTCTTAAGTGTTTTGTTTTCCCATCCCGACTTATAGATGAACTGGCCAGAAGTATTAGTTCTTACTGCAATATACTTTTTAGCAAATACGTCAGAACCACTATATGACAAGTAAAACTCAGTTTGGTTGATTGCAGTTACAAAATAGATACCAGTACTGATGCCACTGTTAGTTGTGTTGTCCCAATAAATCTTATCACCAGTTACATAGTTGTGATTTAGTGGAGGAGGTGTTGATAGAGTGACGTTGGTTGGGTCAAATGATCTGAGGGTATAAGTAAACCCACCGCCTAATAAAGGTGTCCCAAAACCGTCCACAACCTCAACTGTAGAACTTTTTACAAAGACTTTGTTGTCAGTTGCAAAGACAGGATAGTTAGGTAAACCAGAAGATGCAACGTAGAAGAATTCTTCAGCCTTATCTAAGTAACTATTCTGAATACCAACAGGAAAGTCATCTACGCCTGGGAAATATCCTGAGTTGTGAGATGCTTTAGTAACTGTCTTTGTAATTACTGTTGATTCTGCTGGAATGGTTGTAGCAGTCTGAACAACAATCGTATTTGCATAAACTTTAGAAAGATTGGTTGCATCATACTCAATATCTTTGATTGTAATGTTAGAAGTGTCTCCAGCTTGGTTTCTAATGACTAATTCTTCACCAACATAGAAAACGACAGAATCAAAAAGGACAATTCTATAAGTATTGACGTTTACCTGACTAATATTAGAAATACTGTGACTTGAAGGAATATTATAGATCCAATTGTTGAATTGTGGGACATCACCTAAGTCCCTACCAAAAGAAAGCAACTTGAGTTTATCGTCAACTTGCATATTGGTAGATTGACTTGTATCCGCTTCACCAATAACGTTTACAATTCTAAATTGCAATAATGAAGTCTGCCCAAAACCAGCATAAGCGTATGCAAGTTTATTTTCAAGTATATCTGCACCAAAAACCAAAGAAGTACTAATACCACTAACTCCTAAGAACTGGTTTATAGTTTTATCGTTATAAGTGACGTTTAGGAAGTTAGATCCTTTTGTAGGTCTTACAAGAAGACTTCCTGATTGACCAAATCCAACTGTAGAGTCAACTACGATAGTGCTTGATCCAGAACCAACAATTTCAAGTGCTTTTGTTTTACCAGGCACTTGGAAACTACCATCAAATGACGTAGCATCCAAAGATAACTCATAAAAGTCAGTTTGATTGATTGGTCTATATTCAACATTATAGATTGAAGCACTTACAGTACCAATTCCAGCAATATCTTGGAATAAGAAGTTACCAATAGATTGTAATGGTTGTCCACCGAATAAGTTTTCAACTAAAATATGTTTAGTTTTGAAATATACGTTTGCAGAGGGTGTAAGTGTATTTTCAACAGGTTTTAGAAGTTCAATGTCTTCACCATATAGAAGTTTAAAGAGAATCTGATATGAAGAGTCAGTTCCCTTCGACATATAGAAGTCTTTTGCCCTAGTTAAGATGTTTGTGACAGATACTCCACTTGTAAAAGATCTATCTTCAAATCCAGGCAAGAATTCAGTCTTAAATTTAGAAAAGAATGTCTGTAAGAATAAATTACTTAAATTTATAACAGTAGATCCACTAGCATGTGCATTTGCCTCAGTAATTGCAAAGCTTAGGAACTCCTGATTATCTTCTCTTGATATTTCATCAATACCACTGAACCCTCTAGAGCATCCTAGAAACTGTGTAGCATTTTTAGAGGTATATGTAATAACTTCGTTGTCAATCTTCAACAAACCATAAGTATCAGGCCAACCAGTAGTGGAAGTTACGTTTATAGTTTGTGATCCAGCAAAACAGGCTTGTGTAAGTTCAGTAGATGCTATTAAAGTCTCATTATTGAACGCACTTATCTTTCTATACTCAGCAAGGTTGTTTGCTAAGTCAGTCATACCAGACTGATGTTCCTGTGATTCGTAATATTGGCTTAAAAAATCTTTGAATAGCGGAGATTCCGCATTTAAGAACTCAGGAATCTGAGACTCAATGACATGAGAGATTTTTACTCTTTTAATATCTGTCATTTATCGTGTGTAGATTGACTCGCTAGCGTAACTAGATGTTGTGACGTAAGAAGTAGCAGAAGTATTCTCACCAGAGGATACAACGTCAGGAAGTGCATTAACAGAACTATTTGTAACGTCTAATTGTAGGTAAAGATCTTTAAGTGCAATAACATCATTAGATTGAGGTATTGCCTCAACCTGTATTAGACCATTTGCTAAAGAAGTCCCTGTTATATTTACCACATCCAAATTAATCTCTCCGTGAATGTAATCTACTGTCCCAGCGTCGTTCTTAACAATAAGAGGAAGGTTATTTACAAGTTTGAAGAAGATAATCTTACCAAAGTCAGTTCCAGCTGTAGGAATGTCACCCATGTAAATTGTTCCACTAACATTAGCTACCGTAAATCCTGTAGAACGTATTCCATATCCATTACGTTGTTTGAAAAAGGAGTTTCCGTAGCAAAGTTCATAAGTTGCAAAAGTATTGAGTTCAGGCGCAATGTCTCTTCTCATTTTTACCTTTGTAATGTTAGAAGTAACACCTCTTGCAGAGTCATCAATCAATCCTTGAATTTTACTATACTTAAATCTACCACCAAAAGCATTAATATCAGAAGATTGAGAATATGAGGTCAAAGTTCTGGTTACAGAAGTAACTAGCTCAGTTGTATCAGAAACTGCGTTACTGTTATAGTAAACAGAAGTGTCTACTTCAATATAAAGATACTTAAGATCAATAATTTCTGGTTTAATACCAGCAATCGAATATTGTTTGAGTTGCCTAGCAATATCGTCCTTTGTAATCTGTGAAAGAAAAGAACCATTCTTAGGTTTGATGGAAATAAAGACTTTTCCATACTCAGGTGGATCTAACTCCTCTCCACCGTAGGAGGTTACAGATTCAACGTTAGGATACACGAATGGAATTATACCTGTGTAGTCATTCGCCGTTACTGCACGGTATTGTGAGGAGTATATACGAGGTGCTAGGTATTTTATTGTACTTACATCTTCAACATCGTCACCATCGCTAGATCTTTGTGCAGTTCTTAAGACAGAAATACCAGATGTTACAGATACTCCCTGATCGTCTTCTAAAACTCCAACAAATGAGAAGTTTCTAGCATCATTTCCAGATTTTCCATTAGTTACAATGTAGTTAACAGTAATTGTAGCTCCACCAGGCGGTTTTTTACCAATAATTCCGTCTCCAAACAAAATTTCATACTGTTCGTCTTCAATTTCTTGAATCAAGAAGAGTTTTGACGTAGCATCGACTCTTAAAATGTTGTTGTATAGCGTGTATATCTCTTTTGTCGTAGATTCAACTGTAATACGAATAGAAGTAGTGTCAATATTTGCGTTTGGAAGTATAAAACGTTGATTTGGAATTGAATAATCAACTTGGAAACTCTTTTGAAGGTAAATTCCTTCGTAAATATTCAAATTACTGAAAGTAGCAATATTATTTTCGTTTGTAGTAGCAACAAAGTCGTCAGGAATAGAAAAAATGTAAGAACCACCAACCTGATTACCCAATGCAACCTGTCCAGCCTTCAAAGTTACGATTCTTGTGTCATTCAAACCCATGTCAACTGTAAAATTGACGACTGCCCTAGCAGATCTACTTGATCTAGGTACATATCCAATGTTTCTAGCAAGTGAAACTACGTTTTCACGCAAAGTCGCACTGTCTAGGAAGCACTCGTTCACTGCCATGTTGGTATTATAGGCAGTAACGTAACTATTGTACGCTAAAAGATCGATTATGGTCGAAAAGTTTGACCCCTCAAAGTCAAAATCAGCAAAATCACTGTTTACTCTGAGGTAATCCTTAATCTGTTGCCTAAGATCACCGAAATCTAGGTTTGTGAACTGGTTAAAAGACATTATATTCTAGTTGATTGGAGAATAAATTCTATTTGTTGACGTGCCGCAGTCAATCCAACGATATCATACTTGATTTGTATTTCTAAATCGTTACTATTAGTGACATATGTTACTTGTACCTTGGCATTTGCTACTCTTGGTTCAAAGTTTTCCAACAAAAGGAAAATATCATCTTCTAATTCATATGCCATAGCTGCATTTGGAAGTTCAAACAGCTGTTCTTCAATTTTACTACCCAACAGTGGGTTGAAAAATCTCTCTCCTAGCTTTGTTCGTACCAAATTTTGCACAGAACGCTTGATAGCATCCTCATTTGAGTAAGCTCCTATGTCATCTGTGACAGGATGCTTCGCAAATGTTAAACTAATATCCTTAAAGGGAACACTTGTATTGAGTTTTTTGTCAATTAGTGCCATTTTTTAGCAATTCCTAAATTTATCTAACTCTTGTTCTATCAATTCTTGCTTTCTTTTCTTATCATTAGCGTCATCGCCAACGACTTCACGCAAAATTGTATCATCATTTTCTGGTTTTTCTATAAAACCATCATCAGGAACGCTAAATTGTGTATTTTTTAGCTTCATTAAGGGCAAGTATACTATTCAAATTCTATTTAGACACAAAAAAAGACCCTTTTAAAGGGTCCTTAAAGTTTTTTGAGTGTTTTTTAACCAGCAGCTAGTGGAGATTGACTTGAATTACTGTTTGCAGCAGCCTTTTTTCGTGCTTGAGCGCTCACATCATACTGTCCTTTCACACTTCCGCTACCAAAACCCTGACTTACAACGTTATGGGGAGCTAATTTTGGATCTGAGTCTGCCATCTTTTAACCGTTTTCTTTTTATTTATCAATCTGAGCTCGTAATCGGTCTGGAGAGATACCTTCTTCAAGGTAAAACTCCAATCTGGTCTGTGCTTGATCTTTAGTAAGACCTACATCTAGCTTTGGATCGTTCACACACCAACCAGAAGTTCCTAATTCTACTACTTTGTACTTAGTTTCCATTAGATTATCCTTGTTTTCTCGTGACCAACACGGATTTTAGGATCAATCCAGATCTCCATACCCGCTTCTTTTGCATCAAGACAGAATGAAACGTCTTCTCCACACATATCTTGAACTTCTCCTGAGTCAAAGACTTGCATTTTAGGTGCAAACCAAGGATACTTCATCTCTTTATGCTCAAATACACCGTTCTTGATGAGTAACCAACCAAATCCTGTGTAGTCAACTGTGAAAGGCTTGCGTCTACGAGAGATAGACTCGATAGTTTCGTGATTCATCACTCCACCATTCTTTGCAAAGTCTTCTTCTTCTAGCCAGTGTGCAACAGATGTAGTTTTTCCATCCTCTGTGCAGTACCAACCACCAGCAATATCCTTTTGCATCCATACTAAACGATAGAACTTCTCTGTATCGAATACGATATCGGAGTCAATCCATAGTTGCCAATCATATTTTAGTTTTCCATCCCAAGGAACTTGATCTGGACCTCTTAATACGTTTGCACCAAGGCACTTGCATCTTGCAAAGTTAACCATTGATGAGTAATCTTGTGAGATTTGAATGGAACTACCATTCTGAACTAGATCAAAACAAAGTTGAACGAAGTTCTTGAGGAAGATATATGATACTCCTCTGCCTGGTAGACAGAAAACTATTGCTTTTCCTTTTGCTAATGCTTTCGCTTCCTCTAGATTAAAATCATCCTCAACCTTTTTAGTCTTAGGAGCTTTTGCTTTTACTGTAAATCCTTTTGCCATAACATGTTATCAGTACATAGTTAGTATAACACTGATCACTCAATCTGTCCAGTGTCTTATTATATAGTCGTTAATTCTTAACAACTTTTATCTCCTCTGTACGGAGATCATCACTCGGATAATGTTTAAAATATTCGGTAATATATTCTAGCTTATGTTTAATATCGTGATGCGGAACCTTTTCCATAATTAAGTTCTCGCCAATGTAAACGTTATAGGTACTCATCTTCCCATTCAGCAAGCATATCCTCTAGGTCTTTGCGAATGTCGGGATGGTACATTAAGTGATTATCGTTTTCAAGGCGAAACTGAACAGATTCGTAGATGTATTCTAGTGTTTTGACATCGAGATCGACATTCATTTCGGGTTGTAAGTTCATTATGTTTCTATCTATACATTTTGGTTTCTTAGAGGCGTGTACGTTCGATTTTTTTTGTGAGTTTCTCACGATATTTTCTACGACCAGTAACTACCTTTTCCATTTGTTGTTCACTATATCTAGTCGTGTAATATCCTTTGTTTGCCAAGAGTTTGGCAGAGTCGTCCAAAGAAGAAATTTTTTGAACCATGACTATCGTAAACAAATGATCAACCTTTGTAAGTAACCATAAGTCTTTACCCTGACAGTTCAAGAAAGTATTCAGAGCATCAACTCCACCACCCATGCTATCGGGCGTGATATGATTTGCATTACTATGTGCAGCAACAATCACTACATCCTTACTGCCATCAAACTTATCACATTCTTCTGACACCACTTCCCAAAAGTCATATGCAGAGAAATAGTCATATACCTTTCTAAACTTGAGACGATTATCATCTCTCGCCTTCTTTGCAAAGGGACAACGAGGTCCATTATACTCAGGACTAATCGGATCAGGCTCCTGTAGATGTGCAATCCAATCGTCCGTAAAGTCCTCTAAATGATCAAGTGGGTGACTAATAACTCTGCTCCTCCAATCTGCACTCATCCCCGATACAGGAAGAGAACGACAAACTATCTGTATGATACGAACGATATAACTTCGCCCATATCAAATCAAACTCTTCTTCAGTTAAATTCTTAAACAAACACTTATCCTCGAAATAAATGTGATAAGACTTTAATCCTTTATCCGCTGTGGTACTTGAATAGTCCATGAACCTCCTTTTAATTCTACCATTTTAAACTTCTTTTTATTACGCTCAATCTCTAATAACCATGACTCATTCATTTCACTGCCATACTCAATAGGGTTCATGCCCTTAAAATCAAGTATTGCAGTATCTACCATGAAGAACAAAGTATCCCAAGTTAACGTATGCTGTAATGCACTTGCTATCTGTTCAAC